TCATACATTCTTTTTACATTTTCTGCATTATGTCTATAACATAAAATAAAAATAGAATCGTATTTTCTAACATCTCTTTTATAAATATGCCTTACTAATCCACAATGTACTATGTGATCTCCCATTCCTAAATGATGTGATATTAATTTATTCATTTGCCCAAAAAAATATATGTTTATAATCTGATTCTAGTTCTTTATATTCATCTTTATATGCGTCATAACCATTTAAAAATTTAACTGTTGGTGCTTCATACCAACCAGCAGCTCCAATATGTCCGCAAGTATCGTTTGTTTGTCTGTAAACCTCATTTACATTTTCCAATGGTTCATCAATATAAGTATTTCTGTAACCACTTAAGAATGTATTTGGCATTCCTAATATGTAATGCTGAATAATAGATTCGGTTCCATGAGCAGCGTAAATAGGGTATAATTTAGCATTTAATGTATCCTGGTCTGTTCCTTTTACAGAATAATCTCTATTATCTAAAATATTATCTAAATTTTGAAATCTATCTCTAAAATGTTTTGTCAATCCTATCATGCCACCCATCAAAGGTATATTGTGAGAAACTGAATCAGTAATTGCATGAATTACTTTAGGTGTGTTTTCCCATTCTTTTACCATTTGTGCCTCACGATATGTTAATGGACTATCTGTATCTCTGCATATAATTCGTTCAACATTATGCTCAAAAATAGGTAATAATCGCCATAACATAGCCTTGCATAATGGTTCAGTAGGTAATACTTTAAATACTACATTGTACTGTTTCCATCTATTAAATAACCTTTCAAAATGCTCAAAAGTTTTTTCATCAACACAAATGTGTATTCGCCAGTCAGGATAAATACAACGAGCGAGACGAATATTAATCCACATGCCACGAAGATAGGAGCTAAAATCAAAGCAATTATGTTCTCTTTTACCATAACCAAAAAGTGAGTAACTAATATATTTCATTTGTTTGATATGTAATTATAGTAATAAAGAACCTCATCAATATAAGTTTCTTTTTTTAATAGTCCACTTTTGTTTATTTGAGTTGCCCAGTCAGTATCTTCACCAAAGTTAATTTCAGGAAATTTAAATTGTGATGCTATTTCTCTTTTTATCACATTTAAGTGATTAGGGTATCGCTCGTAAGTTATAATACTGGAAGTAGTTTTGTATTCGCTGTATTTTATGGAATGTTCAAAAAATTTAGGAGCTTGTCCATCCATTGTAATAATTCCTTTTAGACTTACACAATCAGGCTTATTCTGTAATGCTTTTAAAACAAGTCTTAAATAATTATTTGCTATTTTATCATCATCATCAATAAAACATATATACTCACCTTTTGCAGAAGCTAACAAATCATTTCTTTTTTGTCCTATTGTTTTTTCATTTTTAGGTGCGTTATCTGTTATAACCTCAACTAGACCAAATGCATTTTGCATTTCTATTTGAAAATTGATTTCAAAAAAAAGTTTACTAAATAAATTAGAACGTTCAGGTAATGTTGGTATTAAAATAGATAGCTTCAAATGTTGTGATATTTTGGCTTGTTTATTATTAAATGATCCTCTAAAAAATAGTTTTCTGATTTTCTGTATTTGAATAAATGGTAATCGCTTTGCCACATTTCTTGACTTTCTGTTTTTCTGTATTGTTCATCGTAATCAGCTAAACCCCATGCAGGATGCATATGTCTAAATAAAACTTTGCTATCACCCATGTACTGATATTTGCCTAAAAGGTGAGCTACTTCTGTAGCTTCAGCATCACACCACAATGACTTGTAATCGGGATGGTAAATGTAACCAAAACGCTTATAGTAATCAAAGCCCATTATACTCATTGTCATAATGTTTGCGTGTTGATTACCATCTGTATAGTGTAATACCTGGTCAAAGTTTCCTTTAAAGTCTTGCCTAATTATATTGTCAAAACCTTTGATTTGAAACTCCATATCATCAGAAGTATTTATCAAAATATCCCAACCTTCAAAAATATCCATGTCTCTATTGATAGCATCTATTTTATTTTTTGATGTACCTCTAACTATAAAGACATTATCATCAGGATAACTAAAACCAAACATACTTTGATCATCTTCATCAATGCTTACTAAAATAGTATAGTTCATTGATTGACAAAGCATTATAATGTTTTGAATAGCTTTTTTTGCTTTCTCAGGTCTGCTGCGTGTTGCTAGTTTAAAAAGTATGTGTTCGTTCACTCTGCAAAGTTATAAAAAATAGTTTCGCTTTGTAATTCCTTAATAAATACTTTTCGATTTTCTTCAATCAATTTATCTTTTTTGTAAGTAGGAATACTTGACTTGTGTTCTATGCTATAATCCATAGCATAAAGATATTTATCAGTTCCTGTTAATTGTTGGTAAGGTGCGTCAGTTAATCCTGCTTTGTATATTCGATTTGAATAACCAGCGTGTTCATATCCATACTGTCCATACTCAGAATTTAAATAACCTACTTTATTAAAGACTTCTTTTGTTAGATACATAAATACCCCACCACAATTATGAAATATCTCTAAATCGTTTATTTTAGCTTTAATCGTGTGTTTTGGTTCTAAGTATAGCAAGTGATGGTAGCCTGAATTAATAAAAAAGTTTGCCCAATTAGATTTAACAGGAAAGCAATCATCATCAAATAAGAAAATAAAGTCGCAGTCTCTAAGTGTATATAAGTTTTGATTCTTTGAGTATGCAACACCTATATAGTGTATATCTTCGTGAATGTGCAGATGGTAATTAGCAGGTTTAAATTTTTCAAAGTATTCTAACCACCTATCAACGTATTCTTTGCGATTAGGGGTAGTAGTTACGCCAATACCGATTTTAAAATCTGTTTTCTTACTTCGGTCCATTTGTTTAAATTATAATGTTTTTCAATATATTTTTGTAAACTTTCTGCGTATTCCTTTCTCATAGATTCATCTTTGCTTAGGTTTCTTATTGCCTTGTACCATCCATTGATGTCATTATTCTTTAAAAAGATTGCAGTTTCTTTTGGAAAAATATTATAAGGTAGTACATCACTAACTATTGCAGGATTACCATGTAAACCAGCTTCAAGTAACTTAATTTCGCTTTTGCACTCAGTAAATGAATTTGATTGAAGAGGGATTAAAGATACATCAGTCTCGTTATATGCCTTACCGTAATCATGAACAGGTAAGCTGTAAACTCTTTGATATTTATCAGATAATGTGCCACCGCTCATTACTTTTTCGTAATAGTTATAATCTGCATTGTCATTATAGCCACCTAAAACAAATTGAACGTTTATATCATGCCTCAATACTTTACGAATTGGCATTTCTAATATTGAAATATCTTCTTTATGGAAAATACCTGCAATGTAGCCAAATCTAACTTTATCACTTTTAGTCTTGTTAGGTTTCCATTGTTCATCTTCATGGTCTAAACAATTAGGAATTACCTCAACATTCTTGTTGTACTTTTTAATTTTACTTGCCAGGTGTTTTGTAGTTGTGATTACTAAATCTACATTTTTAAGTATTTCAACTGTTTGATCAGGGATGTTGTGAATATCGTAAAGTCTACTTAGATAATGGCTTTTTGGTAATGTCCAAATATCATCAATGTCAAATATTACTTTAATTCCGAGTGAATGATACTTTTTAATTATCTCTAATGATTTGCCACTTGTATCAATTTCTCTTTGATAAACTACTGCTGCATATTGTTTAAGTTGTTCATCAGTTGCTGCATCTAAGTCGGGAAAAACATCGCATTGAAAGTCTACCATGTCAGAGATTTTTGAGAATGGAACGATTAATCGGTGAAAGGATAACCCATTAAGGTTACCCATGTTCGCCTTGATCAGAATTTTTTTCATTGTGCTGTCGTTTGAGTTTGTCTTTGATTTGTTTAATGTCGTTTGCTACTGTTCGATAGGGTATCTTAGTTTTATCGCTTAACTTTTTTGCATCACCATGCTGAATGTATAATTTAAGCAAGTTAACTTCATAAAATTCATTTTCATTTTGTGGTGAACTATCTAAAAAGTTAATCAGTACTGAATAGTCAATATTTTCGTTTTCTTCAATAATCTCGTTTAAGTTATCTACAAATTTAACGTGTTCAACAAAATACTTTTTCCTAAATTTATTTGAATGCCAGGTTCTCCATACTACAGCAGAGAAAAAGTGTTTAAGGTTTCTTATTTCTGATAGGTCAAATTTTTTCTCTATAATGACTAAAACAGCTTCAAAGTGAAGGTCATCCTGTAGTTCGTGATTGTGACATACATTCCGAGTAATTTGTTTGTAGATTCGATTATTTACAAGTTCATCAATCACTTATGCAAAAGTAAAGCAAATAATAAGAAGATTGCAAACAAAATAAAAGTAACATCACTTTTTTTCATTATTCTGTAAAGCTTTTAAATACTTTTGATACTGATTCCAGTCGAATGTTCCTCTAATAGAGTTTACATCTAATTTTTTTAACCACCATTCTGTTTTAGAAATTAGCGATAGATTTGTTTGATTGTTTGTTTTCATGTTTATTTGATTTTAGTTAATTTTTAAATAAGTCGCTACATAGTAGCGTAAAGAAGTAAGTTAGCTGCAAGTTTTAAATTTCTTTTTTTGCCACCACTCTCTGTAATTTTTTCAAAATTATAAAAGTTTTGATAACCATTGTGTGTAAATTTCTGTTGCTATTTGGGCGGTCATTACTGGCGGAACACTCATACCACATGCGTAACTTATATTTAATGGTGTTGGCTCATAATCTAATGGAAAAGTTGATGCTAACATAATTTCTCTTTTTGTTAATGTTCGTAATTGTTCATAATGAAATGCACCGCTTCGGCTTTTATCGTGTGGTGTTAATGTTTTTAACACTTCATTTGGGTTTGTTTTATATCCACCAAATAAATGCCCTTTAGGGTGTGCCGTTCCAAAATTATCACCTACCTTAACTTTATCATATAAATCAACATAGCTTGGTGGCGGTGTGTACATTGGTTCAGCATTATTACCACACTCTATTTCTTTATACGGTATTTCAGTTTCTTTAAATTGCAAATCCAATTTAGGCACTATTGTAAACATATCTACATTATGCAAAAATGGTTCAGCTAAATCTTTTCTCATTGCTATAAAAAAAACTCTTTCTCTTTTTTGTGGCACCCCCATTTTTGAAGCATCCAATAGCCAATGTTGACAATAATAACCAGCTTTTTCAAATTCTCTATAAATTTGTATTACATATTGTTTCGCTTCGCCTAAAATTAACCCTTTCACATTTTCAGCTACTACAACTTTTGGTTGTAATTCTTTTGCTAAATCTATAAAGTCAAAAAACAAAGTGTCTAAAACTTGCATCGCCTGCCCCTCTCTAAATACTTTATCCTTCCCCCAGTCCTTTTCACGATTACCAGCCATTGAAAAACTGCTACAAGGTGGCGAACCATCCAAAATATCAAGTTCGTATAATTCCTTTGGTAAATCCTTTCTTAATTTAAAAGTCTGTATAGGCTCTAAATATGCATATTTTGGTTTGTGGTTAGCTTTGTATGCTTCAATCATTTTAGGGTCAATCTCATTACATCCTAATACATCAAATCCAGCTAATTTATAACCCATTGTTGAACCTCCTCCACAAGCAAAGCAACTAAATACTTTTCCTTTGTCTTTTGTAAAGTTGGCATCTTTTAAAGTCCATTCGTAATTAAATCTATGTTTCATATTATTATTGTTAATTGTTAAACCCACCGCACCCCACCGAAAAAAAGAAATTTAAAACCAGACACCTAACAGCACCTAAATCGCAAGTGGCTGAAAAAGCCACCAGCGTTTAGCTGCAAACCGTTATATTCATAACATCATATTCTTTTTAAATTATCAAATGTTTTATCTAAAACTATGGTTTCAAATCCGAATTTTAATAATTCCTCATGTCTAAATTTTTGCAATGGAGCAACTTTACCTTTTTCACTTTTAACTTCAACAAAAAATGCTTTACCATCTTTTAAACATATTAAATCAGGAATTCCGTTTTTATTTGTCTTAATTAATTTAATTACATAATAACCCATTGTTTCATATTC